GAACCTGAACCTTACCCATTACATCATCGCCGTCCCACCAAATGTCGATAACGAGATGGGATGCATTCTTTAGGTTGATAACTGAATCATCCGGATGGTCGAGTTCTCCAAGTGCCCGTCTTTCTTTGACAAGCTTATGGTAGTTCTCGACTTCCCTTTGCAAAACCTTTTTTCCATAGATACGGCCATTGCCATTTCTAGCATCTGCTCTCTGCATAACACCAGTCATATAGAAGGCTTTGCCGTCGTTCATTTCTTGCTTCTCTGTCTCGGTTAGAAGATCTTGGCAGACTCCTCCGTCGCAGAGAGCATAGTATTCGGTTAGGACCATTTTGTTAGACATTATCGGTTGTATCCTCTTGTGATTTTCATTTTATTTCTCCTATAAAATCTCTCAATCAACTTGTTCCCCGCGAGGCAAATCAACCGACCCACCTTCTGCCCCTCTAAACGCGGCTAGTTGGCCTTCCAGAGTTGAGATGTTCCATTCCAACTGCTCTTGATACTTTCCCCGGGCTTGGATATCCTCATCATCCATATCCCGATCCCATTGCGGAGCATTGGCATCAAGCCAATAGAGGGTTTTTGGGCCATCGGGCTTGCCATCCTTGGTTTCCGCCCAGTTCCGCCGGGTGCCGGGTGTGCCATCGGGATGCACCCCGTATAGCTTCTTTTTGATGCCATCAATGTGCAGGGCCCTGCCTCTGCCTTTGGCCACCTTAGCTCTAAACTCAGGATTGGGTACATTTTCACCCAGAACCTTCGAAAGCTCTTCCTTGATAATCTGTTTAAGTTTAGATTTTGTAATCTTCATCTATTTGATTTCCTTAAAAAATAAAATGCGGGCGCAACCCGCACGAGCTAAGAGCCTTTACAGCAGCGGCGAACTGGTGGAATGTTCATTCTTCGCATTTTCTTCTCCTGAAAGTTGAATGTTGAGCCCACAGTCACCAAAAATCATGTTGAAAACATAAGATGTTCCCGAACTTACACAGCCCAAAACAAAATAGTTAGCGACAGTATGCTCGAAAGTAAATAGTTCTGTCCATCCGTTTATTCCACACAAAAAAACTCCTACCCAGAAGCCCACACACATGGGGCAATGGAAGAAGTGATGCTTGGGGCGGATCTTGTTAAAGATGAAGCCGTAACACAATAGTTGCGTCATTCCGTAGGCGGCGAGCACAAATGTTAAAAGTTCCAATTTTACCTCTATTCGTAAGTGTAAGACATCCAGTGGTGAGCATTGCCGGCCATTGGCTGTAATGCTCCCTTTTTGTCTCCGTGTGGAATCTCGCCAAGATCTGTGGATTCTTCATCGTCTGGGTCGACAAAGCGATCAACAACCATATCTTCAAACTTTTCAACGAATTCAAAATAAGGGCGCTCTTCTTCCATCCATTTCTGGATGTTTAGTAGGGCCATCATCGTTGTATCAAACCCTTCCCCCTTAAGAAGGCGAGCTTCCAGTGAGCCATAAATCGCCCCAGACTGGATCGATGCTATCTCAATGAGCCCTTTTTTGGATAGAAACTTCATGAGGCGATTCTCTGAAGCATAAATCATATCAGACATCAAGTCCTTGGGAATGGCAACCACTTTCATCTTTTTTGGCATAACAATAATATCCAATTCTGAATGGTCCATTATCATATAGTCGCCGTCCATAGTCCTTCGGATTATCAGTTCCAATTTTGCTACGGTGGGGGATGATTCTTCTTTCTTTATCGCTTCGGCGCCGATAATAACTCTAACTGTCATTGCTCTAAAATCTCTCTTGTTAGCTCTTGAATTTTAAGAACCTGCTGGATTAATTTATCTGAAACGGGTTGCTTCTTGAATGATTCCATCTTCTCGGAAAGAAGCGAGGCTTTCTTTAGCATGTCTTCATCGTCTTTTATATTTTCGTTTTCATGCATGCTTTCTACATTTTCTCGCAACCTATGAAGCTCTTCGTTCAAGTACACCTTGAACTCCAAAGCATTGTTCTCGAAGAGTGTGACATATTTGCCGATAAGTGCCTTTTGATTGTCATCGAGTTTGCCATCATATTTCTTATTGAAATTCTCAACAACTTTTTTGTATACAAGGTCATCAATGTGTGGCATGCTTTTGCCGGCAACAACCTCTTTTGGCTTTGAAGCAATACCCTGAATAACAACTCTTTCCAACAGAACTCTATGTTTCACAGAAATATCCGTACCGAAGATTTGCGAAATGGTTGCAAGGTTGCGATAGTTGGGGACAAAGTTGTTATAGATTTCAGAGCCGAATTTTTTATTTATCATATTAATGATATCACTTTGTGCTTCGTATATCACTTCCTGATTCAGTGTCTTATATTCTCGTCGTGTTTCTTGTATAAGTCTTTCAGCCAAATAAACATCACCGCCTGTTGTTTCGCCGAGCGTCTTGTATAACTCAAGCTCTTCGCGGAGGGCGGCACCCTTGCTAAAATGCTTTTTTAAAAGGGACAACAACTCCTTTCTGCGAGGTTCGTTTTTGTCCATGACTGTCTTGGCGATTTCTTTAGTCAGAACTTCATAAAGAAATGCTGTATTTCGCTTTTTATTGTGCTTTATTTTCATTCTTTTTCAACTCCGATCTTTGTAACTCTTCAACAAGAGATTTTGCTTCCCTGCTCGACTTGAGAAGTTTTTGCTCCTCTTTTATAAATGTACTCTCATAAATAGTGTTCTGCTCTTCGAACATTCCCCTTGCGAGCGAATCCATACCACCTGGGCCGATCTTACCTGGAAAGGTTGTTCTCGCTGATGTCTCTAGGGATGCCTGCGACAACATGTGTTTCCCAAGTCCTGCCGTCTTTCTTCCGTCAGGGCCGTGCTTGGATGAGCCATATGCTTTTCTCTTGCGAATTCTGTCTTTCGCTTTTCTTGTCTCGTCATCCTCTCTTCTGCCTGGTGCGGAGAGGAGCATATCTTCTTCTCCGCCAGCCTCGTCAGTGCCGCCAAGGTCTTCGTCTCCTCCAAGATCTTCGCCTCCAGTGTCGTCACCCAAATCCCCCAAGCCCTCGTCACCTAAATCCTCGCCCCCCAGATCGCCGAGACCCTCATCTCCGCCCAAGTCTCCTCCCGACATGTCGCTGGCAGCCAATTCTTGCTCTGCTTCTGCTGTCGCTGCCAAGTGTGCATCGAACTTCCTATCATAATAAAGCTCTCTTTGGTTTCGCACAAATTCTTCATGGGACATGTTAAATACATGCTCCGCTACCCAGCGTCGAGAGAAGAATCCCTCTGTTGCCCTTCCTGCAACCTCAAACTTCTTGTCCCACCTTTCAAGCTCTTGAAGTTCTGCGATAATAGAAGGGTTATTTAGGCTTAGTTTAAAACTAAGAAGGTCCTCTCCGTCGTAACCAAGAGTGTAAAGATGGATGATCCCGATCTTCTCAAGCTCTGAGACGATTGCTCGTTGTAGTCGTTGAATGGTGCGAGCAAAGCGGATGTCTTTTTGGGCAAGAGTTGTCTTGTCTTCGTCTGCCCCCTCTGCGTTAGTAAGGTAGGATGCTGGGATTTTAAGTGCCGCGAACAACTTGTCTTTGAGATACTTCACATCGTCGATGTCGCCAGTACGAGATCCGCCGGCGATAGGCTGGATGTCCGTATTCGACCCGCCTCGAACAGGGATAAAATAATCTTCTTCAACTGATAATGGATTATAGCGAAGATCCACTCGGCCGGTGTTTTGATCAACAATGGAGTTTCTTTTCATCGACGAAATGACTTTCTGCATATATTGTTCAACCTCGTTTGGAGGGATCTGGCCTACATCAATCTTAAAAACTTTTCTCTCTGGGGCCCTGACGATTCGATAAGCCATCATTGCGTCCTCAAGAAGGGTTAGTTGCCTCCAGATTCGACGAGCAGCTTCGAGCACTGATGTGCCGTATGGTGCATATTTATCATTGCCAAGAATGCGGAAGTGGCCAACTTGCCAGTTCTCGAAAGTCAGGCCGGCGGTGTTCCACTGATATTGAATATAGTTTGGGTTTGTCTTGTCTTCGCCTTCAATTCTTTCTACTTCGCGAGTTGGCATGCCTATTGTACTGGTGATTCCCATTTTCTCATCGATATCTAAGTAGAGAAAGAAGTCGCCGTATTTGCACATGGAGCGGCTCCAGCCAAAAAGATTATGCTCGATATTCATTATCTCATGATAGAGCGATTGTAGTACTGCCTTGATTTCCTCGTTGGGACAATTAATACCCAGCATCGGGGAAAGAGATGAATGCGTTGTCATCTCGTCTGCATAAATATCGAGTGCTGATGCAATAATCGGCTCATATTCCATCTGATCGAAGTCAACATATCTCTCGCCGCGGTTGTGCTGCGCCATGATGGAAAGCTGTGTTGTGTTAATTTCGCTATAGCGACTTCTCTTAAATTCCTGCCCGCTAGCAGAACGAAACCGCGAAGAATGTTTGTCCATCTGTGAGCGTCGAAGATGGCGGGCGGCCTGTGTTCTTCGATTGATCAGTGGACCAGAAAATATCCTAGTCAGCGACCTAAACAACTCTGAAGTTGGGTTTCTTGGGTTGTTTGTGTTTCTTGCCATTTATCCTATCCCTTCAGAAGCCATATGAAATCTTCATATTGTTTTCTAATCTCCAATGCATCTTTGCTAAGTTGGCCTTTATGATGATTTGTCATACCTGAAATTGTTGTTTGAAATTTGTTGTTTGAGACTTTAATTGAGCTAACCATTGCTTTCTTGTACTCTGCTTCTCGTGCATTTACCGTCAGTGCTGTATCTCTCACCCAGCAGCCAATCGCGAGGGCCATTACCAAGTCGTCATTATATGACCTCATGGCTTGAGCCCTGTTGTTGTTCCAGATGAAAGTTTTGAATTCGCCGACTATTCGTGAAGAATATAATGTAATTAGTTGGTTGCGGATGAATTCTTCCATCTTGGCGATTATTAGAGGGCGAGTCTTTGAAGAAGTTGTAAAGCCAGGAACGGAGTTGTTTATTCCCTGTGCCTGTGCTTCTGTTATGTATTCATGAGTGCCCTTAATAGAGAAGTAAAGATTTGGATATTCCCTCTCTTGTAGTTTCTCTAAGATGGAAATTCCCAAACTATTGTTTTCTACGACGAGCATAGCTTCGCCATACTCTTTGCCTGTGCTGTCTAGTATGGTTGCGAACTGTTCTAGGTTCGGCTTTCCTTGATACTCTCCGATGACTTCCATGGTTTCTAGCTTGATAAGATGAAACACGGAATAGTCAGCAGCATCACCTCTGGCGACATCTGCTACGAGAAGGTAGGTGTTGGCAGCATCGTATTGCTCCCAAAGCCAAAGGTTGCGATCAAAGCCGACTCGGTACTTGGGTTCGCAGATTCCGTCATCAAGTCGATTGATGTCGGCTGCCGAGATGACTGTTTCGCCTGATGCATTAAAGTTACACTCTAGCTCCTGTGCTATTTGGCGAGCAGACATGTTGCGAGTTTCTTTTGCGAACCATTTCTCGTCTCGCTCTGGGTGGACATCCCATGGGAGAACTATTGGATGAAAGTCATTGATACCAGCATCTGCCTCGACATAGGTTTTGTGGAACCAGTTGCCGACACCGTTTGGTGTGGATAGTGCGATACAACGACCACCAGTAGATAGTGTAGGGTAAAGGCCAGTCCATAAATCTTCTAACCCCTCAACATGGGCGGCTTCGTCTATGACGAGGAGAGACAGGGCTTCGGAACGGCCTGCGTCGGCTGATGTCGAGGATGCCTTGACTTCTGAGCCGTTGGTTAGGACGAAAGATGTCCGGTTGTCGATCTTGATGCTGGCTATTCGTAGCCACGGGGGCAAGCCCTGCATCATCGATTTCACCTTCTTGACTAGGTTTGCTGCTGTCTGGAACTTGGTTGCGATGACGAGAACATTCTTGTCTCGGTAAAACAAGAGCATCCAGCAGATG